CTTTCATTGAATATCTTTACGTGCTTAACTGCTTCATTGCGAGAAATACCAAAACGTTTTGCAATATCATATTGATGATTGCCATTTTCAATCTGTGTATATCCACGCTGTTCTAGCCAACAACAGAAAGCGTATTCCCAATTCATAATAACGCCATCGCAATCTGTAAGAATTACTTTGTTGTTGTATTTGATATTTCGCATTAAATGCCTCATTCTTGTATTACTTAATTATGTTATTAGTATACAACGGAATTAGACACTTGTCAACCTTTAATCTGCAAAAACAGTATCCGACCCAGTTTCAGCAATAGTTGCTGCAAAGCGTGAATGTCCAGAAGTAGCATCGCCCTGTCTATGTACCGGCTTACTGTCAACATAGACTGTTTCCGAAACTTCTGCAGCCGAGTCGCCACAGTAGGTCTTGTCGCCTTGTCTTACTACTGGTTTCGTGTTAATAAACACAGTAGCCGATCCATCTCTATATGCAGTTTTATGGAATGGTGGGTTAGACTCATTGTCACGATGACCAGCGTGACTATCTAAATCTACTCTAACTATTCCTGGCATAATACATTCCTCTTGTGCATGTATTTATCGACGCACATTGTGGAGCGTTAAACTAACTGTATTCCGCTAGTTTGTGATGTGTATTGCTTGCCAATTTCTACTTCAGTTTTGGCAACACAACTTACTGCATGTGCTTGTAATACAAACTTTTGTTCAGGAGATACACCAAACATAAAAGGTGCTAATGCTAGGCCCTGCTCTTGTATAATAAGAACCATTGGCTTACGTAAAGTAAAGCTTTTGGCATCTTCTGTATCAAGACGTGCTACAAGTTCTTCGCCTGAATTTAATTTAAAAGAGACTGTGTCTCCGACTTTATAGGGTGCTTCAATTAACATTATAGTGAGTATCCTGTTCCGTTATAGTTAGTTTCTTCTAAGTATGTGCCTAGCTTATCGTAGCCACCGATATTTTCATCATTTACTTTAATCTGTGGAAACGTTCTTGCTCCTGGAAACTTTTCCAGTACTTCTTCTCGAGTAAAGTCCGTACCTAATTGTTTATAGGTATACTCTAACTGTCGAGACTCGCACAGTGCCTTTGCCATATCGCAAAAAGGGCACTGTGGCTTGCCGTATATTTCAATCATAAACTAAATCCTTTAAAGGTGTCTGTTGATACATCCTGTTTAGTGCCGCCACTAACGTAAGATGTTATTTCTGTTTCTTGTGGAGCAACTTGCACTTCACTACCACTAATCCATTTTTGTGTCCACGGCAGAGGATTAGTCTTTGTAATGTATGGGCTTTTTAGATTTACATTAGTCATTCGACGTGTGCAAATCCATTCAATGTATCCACTCAACAACTCTGTGTTAAGTCCAATCATTGATCCATCTTTAAACAAATACTCTGCCCAAGCCTTCTCTTGATCAACTGCATCAACAAACATTTGAATACATGCTTCTTCTGTTTCTTCTGCAATCTTTACATAGTCTGGATCGTCTTTCTTAAGAATCTTTAGCAACATCTGTGTGCTTGCTAGGTGCAAGTTCTCGTCACGGGCAATAAGTTTAATAATCTTAGCATTGCCTTCCATTTGCTTCATCTCTGCAAACGCCCAGCTACATGCAAAGCTTACGTAGAAACGCACACCTTCAAGAATGTTAACACTCATTAGTGTAAGCCACAACAATTTCTTTAGTTCATAAAGATCAACTGTGATCTTCTTGCCGTTAACAGTATGTGTGCCTGCACCTAGCAACTTGTACCAGCGTGTAGTTTCAATAAGGTCATCATAGTACTTGCTAATATCTCCAGCACAATCTGCAATCTCTGCAATGTCTAGCATCTCATCAAAGATTTTACTAGGGTTGTTGTACACGTTACGAATAATATGTGTGTACGAGCGTGAGTGAATAGTTTCTGAGAACGTCCACGTTGTAATCCAGTTCTCAATCTCTGGCAAACTTACAATAGGCGAAAATGCTTCTACTGGTGCACGACCTTGTACACTGTCAAGTAGAATCTGACGCTTTAGGTTGCTTGTAAAGATATGTCGTTCGTGATCACTAAGGGCTTTAAAGTCTTTGCTGTCCTTAGTCACGTCAACTTCTTCTGGTCGCCAAAAGAATCCTAATTGCTTATCTGTAAGTCCGTCAAAGCTTTTGTACTTCAGTGTATCATAACGCTGAATTGTAGGACCGCCCGTTGGGTCCAGGAATGCTAATACTTTTGTATGGTCTGCTTTGTTTGCAGTGTTAAAAACGCTCATGTATCTCTTACCCTTATGTGTATAATATACTATAACATGCCCCGAGGGGCGTGTCAAGTTTTAAATGTGACAGCTCTCGCACTCTTCGTCGTCTACCTCAACAACTTCAAGTTCGCCCATCATCTTGTTAACATCAACTTCGCCTTGTCCGTCATTGGTGTTAAAGTAGTACAACTGCTTGCCACCTAGCTTGTAGAACATCAAAAGATGCTGCAACATTGTACTCATTGGAATCTTTTCATCTTCAAAGTAAATTGGATTGTAGCTAGTGTTAACACTAATGCCTTGATCAATATACTTCTGTAGCACAGCCATAATTTTAATATAACCTTCTGGTGACTGTTGATCCCATAGTAGGTCATACTTGTTCTTTAAACGCTTGTACTCAGGAACAACTTGCTTTAGTACACCATGCTTGCTCTGCTTGATACTAATTAAACTACGTGGCGGCTCTATTCCGTTTGTAGCGTTAGCAATCTGTGCGCTTGTTTCAGCTGGCATAAGGGCCATTAGTGTACTGTTACGAATGCCTGTATCCTTTAGCTGTGCTCTAAGTGTATCCCAATCCATGCGCTCAACGTGCGGAACCAATTCATCTAAGTCTTTCTTGTATGTTTGGTTAGGTGTAATACCATGTCCGTACTTTGTTTCCATGTTGCCACTTGGTGCGCCAAACTCTACTGCTAAATCAGCACTTGCTTTGATCAAGTAGTACGACCATGCTTCTGCCCATTCATCTACAAGTGCAAGCCCATCTGCATCGATGTGCTGATATGTCAAGTCATGCTTTGCTAACCAGTATGCAAAGTTAATAATGCCAACGCCTAAAGGACGGCGCTTCTCTGTAGATAACTGTGCTGCTAGGATTGGATAGTTCTGATAGCTTAGTAGTGCATCAAGTCCACGTACTGCTAAACGACAAACACGCTCAAAGTCTGATGTATGACGAATGTTACCCCAGTTGATTGCACTTAGTGTACATAAACTAATCTCACCTTCTGGATCGTTTAGATCTTTAAGTGGCTTAGTAGGCAATGTAATTTCTGCGCACAAGTTGCTCATTTTAATTGGTGCAAGTTCTGGTAGGAAACTTCCGTGCTCGTTAGCGTTGTCTACATTCTGTAGATAGATACGTCCTGTATTCTTGCGTTCTTCCATAAAGCTACTAAACAGTTCACTTGCTGCAATAGTCTTCTTACGTAGTCGTGTGTTGCGCTCTGCACGTTCGTATAGTTCTTTAAACTTGTCTTGATCTGCAAAGAACGCATCATACAATCCAGGTACATCTGCTGGCGAGAACAAAGTTATATCGCCGCCAGTTACTAGTCTTTCATACATTAGTTTGTTAAACTGTACACCGTAGTCCATATGGCGCACACGGTTTTCTTCTGTGCCTTTGTTATTCTTTAGTACTAGCATGTCTTCAGCTTCAAGATGCCAAATTGGATAATAGATAGTTGCTGCGCCGCCACGTACACCGCCTTGGCTACATGACTTTACTGCTGATTGGAAATGCTTATAGAAGGGGATAATTCCTGTATGATAGGCGTCACCTTTACGTATGGGGGAGCCGATAGCACGGATACTTCCTCCACCAATTCCAATACCTGCTTTTTGTGAGACATACTTGACCACACTAGCAGCAGTAGCATTAATGCTGTCAAGACTGTCGTCCGTTTCAATAAGGACACAACTACTGAATTGGCGTTGCGGAGTTCTAACACCTGCCATAACAGGAGTTGGCAAACTAATGTCGTGCAAGCTAATAGCATCATAATATTCCTTCACCCATTTCAAACGGGAATCCACAGGATAGTCTTGGAATAAACTTGCTGCAATAAGAATATAACATACTTGCGGTGTTTCAAAGATCTCTCCACTTACTCTGTTCTGACAAAGATACTTGCCACGGAGTTGTTCCATAGCAACATAAGTTAGTGCATCATCACGTTCGTGCTTAATAAATCCATTAATCCTATCCCACTCTTCTGCGCTATACTTTGCACCAAGTTCGAGATCGTAAAATCCAGCTTCTGTATTGCGGTCAACTAGCTCTTTGATATGACATGGCTCAAAGCCTCCGTAAACTTCTTTGCGCAATGCATAGTTTACAAGGCGTCCGCCTACATATTGATAGTTTGGATTTTGTTCACTGATAAGATCAGCGGCGGCTTTGATTAGCGTTTCTTGAATTTCTTTACTAGTTACACCGTCAAAGAACTGAATTTGACTTTTAAGTTCTACTTCGCTCGGGCTAACTCCGGTAATATTTTCACACGCATAAAATACAACTGTGTGTAGTTTATCAATATCTAGAGGTTCTTTGGTGCCATCACGCTTAGTAACTTGAATCATGTGCTTTGTCCTTTTAAATTGTTATTAGTTAGTATTTATTGGAGTGGTGGCATTGAGTAAATCCGTTGTGGTATATACGTTTTAGGTAAGGCATCGTAGTCTACACTTGGATCACTCCATCCAATTATTGTTGTTTTATTAATTATTAATAGATAATAAGTTTCGCTTTTCTTATTATCTATACCTATATGTATCTCAAAATCGTCATCCTTAAAGCGGTCTGTTAACTGTAAAGAATAACATTGTCCTAGCACACAAGAAAACTCACAGTATTGATTTTCAAAAAGTAGCTCCCAAGGTGTTGGCCAGGACGCCTGGTTCCACGGATCAACGTGTATACTTACGTAGGGTGCATTATTATAAAAATCATTTACTTCTTGGTATGGGTTAACACTAGTTTCTAAACGTTGTCGAAGATCGCTCCAATTAACTAAGCGATCCTCATACTTCTGTTCAAACATTATTCACCTGTTGCGTCGACTCTCGTCTTTTTAAGTTTCACTTTAAATTCCATTTGCGATGTGTCATCACTTGGCATTTGGCTTGCTACTTTGATATCAATCACACTTGATTGTGCATTGAATACTTGTATTGTAGCATCAAAATAAATTTTGTCAAGATATTGATCGCTACCTACACCAATAAAGTTGTAGTCGTCACTAGTTTGCACAGTTTTGTTATATCCGTCTACTATAACAGATAATGTTCCGCTTCTATGAGCAGCATATGCACGACTGGTAATAATGTAATCTATTTCAAAACATTGGTTAGCAATGTCAGGTTCAGCTGCTAATCTAAATCGTTTCGAATAGTTAGGTTCTCCGTCTCCGTTTAACCCAGTATACGTTAATGTATTAAGAACATGCATTTCACCTAAGGTACAATTAATATGTCCTTCGATTTCAGGCTTATAGTCAAAACTTGTAAAATATGATTCTAAAAATCCTAATGTAGTTGTTCTAGCAAAATAGTCATTTTCACTTTCATTAGTAGGAGTTTCGTATTTAATAATACTATGTGCAGACAAGTATTCAGCTGCGCCGTCGTTACCACATGTAATATATTTGTTATTAATACTGCTATTCCATTTACCAAACTTAACCCAAATAGCTTGTCGGTCAATATCGGTAAAATTAGTACGCTCTATAATGTTGTTATACGGACCGTAGTTCTTACTGCTGTATATTTCAACATCAAGCGACACCAAGTTAGTACCAAATGCAACACCATAGCCTAAGCTATAAAAGTCACAGTCTATAAAGTTATTGTTGTTTGTATCCCAATCAGAACTTATACCATAAGTAAATCCATTTATAGTTACGTTCTTAAAGGAGTTGTTTCTTGTTTCAACTACACTCGAAACAAGGCTTAAATTATTCATAGTTATGCCAACATCTGTACTAAACGCATTTCCGCTTACCCACGGGCCTTTAATGCGAATGTCTTCAAATATACTATCTTTACAACAATCTAATACTAATACATTATTAGAAACAGTTGTTTCTAAAGTTAATCCTTTTAGTGTAATATTAGTTGCTTGATTAACTGTAGTACTAGTAGAATTATTAGCAGGTACACCTGGTGTACTAGAACTGTTTACAGTTTTAAAAATGTCAGTTGTGGCACTAGAAGTTCTAATAATAGTTTTGTCTGAGCCTGCACCAATAATAGTTGTGTACGGAGGAATATAAATTGTACTGTCAACAAGGTATTCACCTGCTTCGAGATGCAATACAACTCGGCTGCTTGGACTTCCTTTAGTTGCATCATTAATAAACAATTGATCAATTGCTGTCTGTAATCTTGTTGTAGCAACTTGGCTAGTTTCACCAGTTAGTCCAAAAGAACGTCCGCTTACTCTGTCATCTAATCTTGCTTGCAGGGTGCGCTGTACCGACAACCCAGCACTGCCTCCTGTTACAACAGTTACGCCATCTTTATAAATGTAAGTGTCTGCGACAGAAAAAAGATTGTCATATTGTGTTAATAGCTGGGTGTTCCCTACTGCTGGTGCGCCTTCACTAACTGCGCCGTTGCCAATATAAAGTTCTCTGGTATCTACTGCCCAGCCAAGCTCTCCTGAAGCAAGTTGTGGTATTCCACTACCTTGCTGTGATTGTCCTCTTCGGACTTGTATACGTGATATCTGAACTACAGCCATTTACGATCTCCTATTATACATATTTAGTCACATATTGAAAACAATTGCTAACCGTCCAGCATTTCCGGACTGATTATGTAGAACTTCGTGTTGTAGCCAAGCAGGCCAAAGATAACACCATCCTTGTGCTGCTTCTAATTCAATGTGTTCGCGATCTGTGTTTGACTTTTTTGGAAAGGAAACAAAATCTCTAAAAGGCCTAGGGTCATGAAATCGTATCATAGAACTTCCAGGCGGTGTATCTAAATATAAAATTCCGCTTACTTTGCTATTTGGATGTGTGTGAATAGGATGATAGTCGTTATCAAACATTTCGCTAATAAACACTTCTAATTTAAAATCTATTAAGTTGGTGTCGTAACCTAACATATCAAAGAACTCTTTTCCTTTTGACAATGCCCAGTTATTAAAGTATTCTAAATTTTCATTTAATTCAATAGGAGTTCCGTATGTACAGTTATATCCCCAAATATTAGTTTGATTAGATGTGTCGTTTACAATTTCTCTTGCTATTGGCTTCAAAGAATTAGCTAGATATGGCTCATGCAACTTTCCAATTGGTGTACTAAAATATTGATCTAATTTAAGCATGTAGGTCATAATAGGTATACACCCTATTGTACCATTCAATACGCCACTCATCATATTCATGCGGCCATACATCAAACTGTTGATATGTTTCACCGCCTAGCTCTGAACCGTGATCTCCGCGACTACACATAAAGATATGTCCTTCACGTATGTTAGTGCCGTAGATTTCGTTGTGTGCTTCTGCGTATGCTACTAGCTGTAAGAAGTAGTTTTGTACATACTCTAGCTTCTTGGGCTTGTTGGTCTGTTTAAAGTCCATTATGCAAGGTTGTCCTTTGTACTGTCCAACTAGGTCAGTTGTGCCTGCATACATCTGCGG